ACCAATTCGATGTCGTAAACGCCGCGGGTCCAGGTCCACGCCGCGGTGATCGCTTCGGGGATTTCCAGAATCACGTTGCCCAGCGGACCGTCGACTGTGAAGTGCGCCGACAGCGCGGTATAAAGTGCTGCCGCGGCGCCGACCGTTTCGCGAATCTGCATGCGCGCGGTGTAGCCGTTCAGCGCAACCACGGCGTCGTTGGCGTCGCGGTAGTGGAACGTGTGCTTGTAGGTGGTGCCCTGCGGGATCAGCAGGTCCTCGCGTTGAACTGTGGTTGCCATTAGTCGCGCCAATAAAAAAAGCCGGCTAGGCCGGCTTTGGGAATGGGAGAAAACATGTCAGCGGTACGAGCCTCGAATCGCTGTCTCAAGATTGTTTCGCGTGAAACCTCTGCTCGCGCGAATCGACGCGTTGGCAATCGCCTTCTCGTACATGCGGGCGTGCGCAGCACTCATGCGCTCGTTGGTGAAGCGCTCGTTGGGCGTCATCATCAGGCGCGCCTTGGCGCCGGAAACGATTGCCTCGAGCCATTCCTCGTAGATGTAATCCTCGACGCCCGTCGCATCGCGCGTCGGCTTCAAGTACACCGTCGCGATGAATCCCGCGGCGTCGGCGGCGACCGGAATCGGGACCAGGCGATACGCGCGCGGTCCGCTCTGCGTGACATACAGCGGCGTGCCGGTGACGGTTTCCCAGTTCGGATAGAGCGCGGCCAGCTCGAGGGGCGATTTGGCCGTGATCGTCGCGTTGTTCAGGTGCCCGTGCCGGATGCTGACGACCAGCGTCTCGGGCTCCGGCTCGAAGTCGTACTCGGCGACCGCGGCAACCACAGGCACCGGCTCGTGCGCGACGCTCCAGATCAAACCGCGCTCGCACAGTTCGATGGCGCTGTTGCGCAGCGCGCGCTCGGCCATCGGATCGGAGCACCCGTGAACGTCGGGCAGCAGTTCCGGAAAAAACGAACTCCATGCAGTTGTCATCGCATCGCTCCCGCGGCATCGGCCGGATAGGGCGGCGCGTTTCGGCTGGGCCCGTGCCGCGCGTCGTTCTGCACCTTGATTCCGAGCGCTTCAAAGAACGCACGGTAGTGCCACTGCGCACGCTGCGGGTCGGATGCGTATTCGGCATCCTTCAACCAGGCGCGGTAGATGATCCAGTCGGTCAGCGGCGCCGCGTAAATGTCGTCGAGCGCAATCGCGTTGCTGACCAGGGCAACGTCGGTCGGCGCAATCGAATAAGAAGCTTCGATGTAGGTGCCGGCCTTGGCCGGAGGATGGGTATAAAAAATCCGCGGCGTGCGCTCGTCGTAAACGAGGTGCCTGATAACGGCATTTTCTTTCGCCGTGTGCCAGTCGCGGTTCTCGGCGTCCAGCACGTGGCGTGGAACGAGGGTGACTACCTTGCCGGGTGCAGCACCGGTCGTCCCCATGTTGCGAACGCCGTCGAGCAGGCGCAGCCAGGTGGACGGGATTGCCTGCTTTGTGCCGGCGGCAAGGACCATCGTGGCAACCGTCGACGAGGCGTCCGGCTTGACGATTACGGTTTGGCGCTGGCCTTCGTTCAGCCAGCCCAGCAGTTCGGCGTCGGTCCAGCGGACGGCCGCCGCGTCCTGCAGAACAAGACGGGCATTCCCGATCAGCGTCGACGCCAGAATGGTTCCCACTCTTTAGTCGTCCTGGCGGTCGCTTTGCAGCGCCAGCAGCTTGCCGCGCAGATTTTCCGCGGTCAGCGCCTTGTCGAGTTTCACGCCGAATTTGGCGTGGCCGTACTTTACGAGTTCGCTCTTGCTCATGTCATGAAAATTGACCGCGACGAAAGGCTCGATCTCTTTTACCTTCTCGAGCTGCGGCTTGACCGGCTCCGGTGCGTCCGGGCCGACGGCGCGCCAGGTGTCGGGAAAAAACAGCAGCCTGGCCGCCACATCGACGGGCACGCTGCGCTGCTGGCCAGGGGACCAGACTTTGCGCGAACCGGCGATCGTGTCTTCCTTCTCGGTTGCGCCCAGATATTCGATTGAAACGTTTTGCATTTGTCTTGCTCCAAAAAAAACAGGCAGCCCCGAAGGGCTGCCCGTGTGCAGCAGTTGCGTTTTTTTACTTGACGCCGATGTTGCGCACCAGCGCTTTGGCCCGGACCGAGCCAGCGGCAAAAGTCGCCGCCGAAGCGGTCGCCGTCAAAATCAGAAACACGTCCTGTTCGAACTTGATCGGATCGAAATTGGCATACAGCTTGCCGTTGTTGACGGCTTGCAGCGCGGTGTCGCCAGTCGCGCCGAAATAGGCGTCACTGGCGGCCGGACCGGCAGCGGTATCGACCGGCTCATAACCGAGCTTGAAAGCCGCGGTCGGCGTGCCGCTCGAATCGATGTCGTCGTTGGCCAGAATAATGCCGTGGACTTCGGTGCCGGCTGCGATCTTGCAGATTTGCACCTTGTCGGCGGCGGCGAACGCGGTCAGCGTCACCTTGCCGGCCGGCAGGCTGGCTTCGCCGAAAGGTCCGACGTGTACAGCTTTGGTATTCAGATCGGTTGCTTTGAAAGTTGCCATATTGAATTTCTCCTAAAGGATGACTCCAGGGGCCGGCTTTTACACCAGCCCCTGTCATCATTCAACAGGCGCCAGTGCTAATTACGCCGGTAATTTTACCGCTGCATCAACGACAATAATGCCGAAGTCGGTCGGGACTTTAACGCCCGTGCCGTCGTCGATACCAAAGCGGATCTTGGCCTTGCCGCCCATCACTTCGCCCAGCACTTCGAGGTTGGACTCGAAGTTGTACCAGTGCTCTTTCCAGCCATATTGCGCGCCGGAACTCTTGGTCTTGCCGTAAGCGCAGCCAAGCGCCTGCGCGCCCAGCAGAATACCGCGTTCGACCGCGTAGCCGGCAGTCAAGGCGGCGTTCACGGCTTGCGTGGTTTCGGTTGCGGTCGCGGAATTGGCGGACGTGATGATGTTGGTCGACTCGCTGATCGCGAAACGAATCGCGCGGCTTGTCTTCTTGACCAGAATCCCGTTCCAAAGACCCACTTCACCGGCGAACAGCGGATGACGCTTGTCCATGTAGGCGCCGCGGTTGACCGCGTTTTGCTGAAATGCGCGCAAAGAGCCTTCGGTCAAAAGCTGCGAGTACATATTCGGCGAGGCCAGGAACACCCACATTTGCGAATCGTCGGCCGCGGGGTCGCCCGTCAGTTTGACAGATTGCAACGTGAATTCGAGGTCGTCGATGATGTTGCGCAGTTGGTCGACGTGCGCCAGCTTGAACGCGTCGGTCGAGGTGATGGAACCCAGTTGCTGACCGCCTTTGGTCAGGTTGGCGCCGTTGACGACGTAGTGCCGGTTGTAGCTTGGGGCCTTGACCGCGTTGACGACGATGGCGTTGAAGTCGGCATCGGTTTGCAGCGGCACAACCCAGTCGTTGCCGGTTTGCGAACCGCGCGCGCCGGCGGCATGCACCAAGGACGTTTGCGCATCGAGACGCGGCATGTAGCCGGCCAGTTGCGACAGGGCGATTTCACGCAGTTCGTGCTTGGTGCGCTGCTGCGTCATTTCGCCGCCTGCATCAACGACTTTGGATGCGAGGTCGATCTTGATGTCCATCGAAGACGAGACGAGCTTTTCGCCTTTGCCTTCGCGGTTTACGTCGCCCATCAGCGGCTTGCCGCCAACGGTGTCGAACAGGTCGACGCTGATAAGGTCGCCCTTGGTTTTTTTCAAATCGTCGATGCGGACAAACGGCATTCCGGGGGAGGTCTGCCCTTTCATTTTGTTCAGGCTGTCGATGTCGGACATCGGTCCGCTCAACATTGCCATTTCGCGGGAATTGCGAAGCGTGTTTGAAAACAGGCGGGCGCTGTACAGCTTGATGGCTAATGCGCTGCCGCTCGTGACATTGGTTTGAGACATTTGGCTACTCCGTTACATTGAAGTTGGAAGTGGCCCGCCTCGCTTTTCCCAAAAAAAAAGCCCCGCGAACGGGGCAAAAAAAAACCGCCGGTTAAGGCGGGTCGGGAGGAAAGCGAGTGCGGGTTAATCCAGGTCGTACGCCAGGTTCTTTTCCTGCTCCGGAGTCATCTTTTGCAACTGCCGCATCAACTGCAATTGCGACAGGCCGTCGATTTTGTCGAGGGCGGATGTCTCCGGCGGCGTACCGCCTGGTATATCGGTTAAGGTTGTTACTTCACGCCGCGGCGCCTGGCTCAGGCGGGCTTCGGCCTGCTTCGCCAGTCTTTCGGGCGTGAGTGTTTCTTTTGGCAGAGACGCATTCGGCACGATGCCGCGAACCCGTCGGACGACTTCCTCGTAGCGCTTGTCGAACGACTTGTTCTGCCATTCGGCGCTGGCTCTCAGAATGTTGTCCTGGGCGATGGCTTCCTGCCACGCGACCTTGTCGGCTTTTTCCCAGTGCGCGAGGTAAGGGTTGTTTTCCTTTTCCTCGTCGGCCTGCTGCTGCGCCTGCTCGACCTGCGTTAGCTGGTCGCGCTTCGCTTGCTCGACGCGGCTTGCGCGCTCCTTGACGATTTCGGCCATGTGCAACTTGACCTGGGCGTTCTCGGTGCGCAGTGAATTCACCACGCCATACAGTTCCGGCGAATCCTCTTTGAGTCGTTCGAGGAATTCGTTCAACTCGCCGTCGGCAACGGTCTGTGCGGCGCCGGACTTGGCTTCCGTCTGGGCGGTTTGCAATGCCGCCATTTCGGAAAGCTTCTGTTCCAGTTCCGCCTTTTGCGCCTGCGCTTCGGCAAGTTGCTCGCGCGCCTGCGCTGCCTGCTGCCGCAGCGCGACGTGGTCGGTGTAGGGGATGGTGCCCTTGCCGCTCTTGTTCAGAACGATGGGCTCATCCGCTTCCGGCGCCGTCTGGGCTTCTGCATCGGGTGCTGCTGCCTCCGGTTGCTCTTTACCCAGCATTCCCTCGAGCTTGGCCGGGTCGTTCTCCAGTTGCTCGATTTGCTCTGGGCTCAGATTCACCATCTGGTCGTGCGTCAATACAATTTCGTTCTCTGCCATTTTTGATTCTCCAAACTACTGCGGTTATCCGCCGTGAGCGCGGTCCCGCCAAAATGGCGGGGTTTCCAACTTCAATGTCGCCGTGAGCGCGTGAGACCAGGTCGGTCCCATAAATCGAAAAGCCGTCCTCTTTCGAAGGCGGCTTTGCGATTTTTTAGGAGGGGTGTGAATTTTTCACACCCCTTACTCGGGGGGGGGCAGTCAGCTAGCTGACTGATACAGTCTGCTAGCTCACACACTTGTAATTTGCGTTCGTCTGGCTTAAGCCGGCTGTTGCTGTTGCTCCTGCTGCGCCAGTTCTTCAAGCAACTGCCCGGCCGCGGCTTCCAGTTCGGCGACGCGCGCCTGCGCGCCCTGAATGACCTGGCTTGCCTCGTCGCGCGAGGCGTTGACCGCCTGGTCGGCCTGGCCGCGCACGGCCAGCGATTCCGCTTCGAAGTCGCGCGCCTGAATTTCCCGCCGGGCCGCTTCGGTCTCGACTTTCAGTTTTTCGATCTGGGCGGCTTTCAGTTCGAGTTCGAGTTCGGCTGCCTTCTTCTGGTACGCCGCGGTTTCCTGCTGCTGCGCGCGCGCCTGCTCTTCCGCCGCGGCTTCCTCTTCTTCGGTCATCGCCTGCGGCACGTTGCCCACCTTGCGCAGCGCCTCGGCAATCTGGAAGCGCTGCGACACGTCCGACAGCTCGAGCATGGCCGGGTATAGCACGGCCTGGTATTCGGGCGGCGCCGCGGTCGCCATCTGGGCAAGCATGGTGAACTGGCGATTGCGGTAAGTGGGCGTGGACGGCACGTCTTCCAGGGTCAGCTTGATCTGTGCGGTCGAAATGTCGTTCTGAATTTCGGCTTCGCCGGTTTCGGTCTGCACCTCTTCGTTCAGTGTCACAAAGTTGCGGCGGCCGCGGTGCGCAACCTTGATCTTGGTTTCGCGGCCGTGCAGGTCGTGCTTCAGGAACGCCAGCAGGTGCTCGCCGACCAGTTGCCGGCCGTAGCGGAAATTGTCGGTCAGTTCGGCGCTGGTGGTGGTGCCCTGCTCGACCAGGCCGGCAATCGCCACGCCCGACTGCGCGTTGGTATCCTGACCCAGCATGGCGCGGTAGATGCCGGCGACTTCCTCGATGCGTTGCTTGCGCTCCTGGATGATTCCCATAACCTGCGATGTCAGCACCGAGTCGCGCATGATCTGGAAGCCGCTCCCCTTGTTCACGCGATTCGCGTTCAGGATGATGTAGCTGCGCAGCGCCTGGCTTTTTCTCGCCACTTCCTCGTGCGAGTTGGCCTCGATGTCCACGGCGTCGTTGTCGGCGACCACGCGCTGCGAATTGAGCGTTTCGTATAGCAGGATGTCGAGGTCGATAATCTGGTCCTGCGGGCCGCGCATGTCGCGCACCAGGCCATAAGGCACGCGGTTCTTGTCTTTGCGGAATCCCCAGAACGGGATATAGGGGAAAAAGCTGTGCGGCAGCGGCGTCGGGCGGTCGGACAGCTTGTGCGGTCCAAACCAGATTGCCGCGTTCATTTCGTTCAGCAGCGCTTGCTCGGGCTGCGCCATGCCTTGCGCCACGGCCATCTGGTGATACGGGTTGTTTTTCCGATAGCGGAGGCTGGTGCCGTTGGGCAGGCGCAGCACCACGCCTTCTTTCCAGTTGCGATACCAGAGTTCCGACAGGCATATCATGCCCATGTCGAGGTTGATGAAATTCGAACGGTCTTCGCCCCAGCTCGATTCAGTTTCGTAGGCGCGCGCCATGCCGGTCTGGCCGTCGTCGGTCGTCAACTGGTCGCGCCAGCCGCTCCATGAGTTTTCGAGCAGTTCGCGGTGCTTCGGAAACATCAGGGCGACCTGCTTGCGGTCGATCCAGCGGTCGCGCCGCAGGTAGCGGGCGTCGGACAGGTCGGGCTCTTTGGCCTGCCAGTCCCAGAAAATCTCGCGGCGGTGCACTTCGCGCACGCGGTACGGATACAGCAGCGGGTCGAACTCGCGTCCCACTTCAACCCACCCCAGCCCGGCCTTGACCTGTGCTGCGAAGGCATCGCTCATGGCGCGGTCGGCGCGTGACTCGCGCTCGGTTTCCTTCATCCTGGCCGCCATGGCTTCGGCGACCTGTTCGGAATCGCGGTCGTCCGACAGAACCGTGTAATCGGCGCGCGAGCGCGCTTCCATGCCCAGGAGCGCGTTGATGGTGGGCTTAATCAGATTGGAGTCCTGCACCGGAATGCCGGCGGCAGTCAGGCGCTCGATCAACTGATGGCTGGTCTGCATGCCATCGTAGTAATCGCAATCGGTATTCTGGTCGGTGCGGTATTGCGGCTGCTGCTGGATGTCGGTGCGAATCTGGGCGTACGCCTCGACGCTGATGCCGTCGGCGATTTTTTGACTGTTATCCATCAGCCGCGCCAGCCGGTCATGGTGATGCCGCGTATCGGGGCAGGTTTATTGACGGCGAAGCGGAGATCCATCAGGGCGTAGCGGGAGGCCGATAGGCAGTCGTCGCGCAGCTTCACTATTTTTCCGTTCTCTCTGTGATACAACCTGAACTCCTCGAACCAATCGTTAAGGTGGGCGAAAACCTTCCAGCGCCCGGTTTCCATTCTCGTCAGCATTTCCTGCACGCCGGCCTCGACGCTGATGCGTGAGCCTGGGCGGTCGGAGCCCCCCGGCGTTTCCGGGAACTGCGCGTTCTCGGTTCGCATCGCAACACTTTGCGCGCGGTACTGGCTGGCCAGATTCGGGCCGGCCGCGGTGTCGTTGTTGCCGTCGTGCGGCCAGGCGACCGGTATCCACGCGCCGCGCGCCTTGAACGCCGCGGCGTGAATCACAACCGGCGCTTCGCGAACCCTGTAGGCGTCGTAAACGTAAATCGTGTCGGTGTCGGCATCGTGCGCGAGCCAGGCGCCGGCGGTCGGATGGTCCCAGCCGAAATCCATGCCGCAGATGCGCTTCCAGTGCGCCGGTATCGGGAAGCCCTCGACTTTGATGCGGTCCTCTGAGACCGGGAAAATCAGCCCGGAGCCGCGCATCGGGATGCCCTTGGTGCGCGCTTCGCGCTCGTGCGCCGGGTAGCCCGCGACGATGGCCGCGCGCTGCTCGGGCGTGTAGTGCAGTGCGTCGTCGATGGTCATCGATAAAGCGATCCGGTTAGGCGACGGCTCCAGCAAAAATCTGTGAACGACATTGGTCATGCCCAAAAGCGGCGTAAACGTGCAATAGACCGGCCCCATCCTGACGTTGGTGCGGGTCAGCACTTCCGTGTAGATGTCCTCGCCGCATTCTTCGTCCAGCCAGACCGCGTCCAGCGTTTCGGATTGAAACTTGGCGCGCCCCTGGTCGTACGACTTGAAGGTCAGGATGGACTGCCCGGCCTGTACGTCGGCGCCGCCGCCATGGCGCAGGATCGCAGTGTCGATGGCGTCGGCAACGCCGCGCTTGCTCGACTGCTCCTTGATCGCATCCTTCGGAATTGCGCCGGTGCCAATCGCGTTGACCCGGCCCATCAAAGTCCGCTGCACGGAATCGCGCGTGACTTCGGAGGTGACGCCGGCCGCCCACATGACGACGGGCGCCGTGAATTCCTTGCCGTCCCACCACGCCGGATAGCGCCCGGTCAGGTGCATGGCTGTTTCGTAGCCGGCCGACAGAGTCTTTCCGCTGTTATGGTGAAAAACGCCGCCGGCCCTGTAGCAATTCGTGCCGTAAACATGCAGGTCGAGGATCGGCTTGAAGCCTATCCCTTCAACGGCTACTATTCGCTGCAAACCAATCAGCCCGGGATGCGCGAATGGGAAAAATATCGCCGTGCGAGAATCTTCGAGAAACGATTTTTGCCCTGAACAACGCGGGAACGTCGCGTCGTGAAATCGCTCGTCTTGTCGGCTTGTCTTATCGCACCGTTCAAGCGTGGCTTGCACGCCGAAAGGCGTCCACTCGCCCACGTACTGAATGGATGGCGAAGCTTGATGAAACTCAGCTAACGCCTCTTCTGGAACTCGGGCTGACGCATCCAGAGATCGCGCAACGTCTCGAAGTCTCGAAGAGTTGTGTAGAACGTTCTGTTCGTCGATTCGCTCTGCAAAGCTCGCGCACAGGTCCGCGAGCAGCGAGCGGGCATCATCAGCAGTGGGAGCAAGGACGTACCGTAGATAAGCATGGTTACGTTCTTGTGTTTGTCCCGCTCCATCCGAGGGCAAGCTGCAACGGCTACGTCCGGGAGCACCGCCTGGTGCTTGAGGTCGCCCTGAATCGTTATCTGCAATCCCGGGAAGTCGTCGATCACATTGACGATCATCCGCACCACAACTGGCCCGACAATCTTCGCCTGTACGCATCCAACGCAGACCACTTGCGCGGGACATTAACCGGTCGAGAGAAAACCACCCCGCGGTCGTCAATAGCCGGTGCCTACGGGAACACTCAAAAACTTCCCCGTCGGCCAGATGAACGCGAAACGCTGGCTCAATGCCCTTTAGAAATACGGGAGAAGCTTTTGCGACACATTGCGATCCATCGGCCAACGACTGCACATCGAACGCTGCCGCGCCTATCATTTCTGCGATCCGGCGCTCACCAAAACCCGTTTCAATAACCGTGTTTGCCGTGATGCACTGATTCGCCGCCACAAGGGCGCGTTCCCGGAAAGTTTTGCCCGCGGCGTGAAACTCGCGCTGCTTGGGATAGGGGCGGTAGTCCTCTATCCTGGATTCGGCCAACAGCGCTCGAACGTCAGTGAGTAGTGCGGCCCTCGCTGCCGGCGGAAGGTTGTCCATCCAGGTCAGGTCCACTGTGCCCAAGCAGTTTTTCCTCTATCATTTTGAGCACTTCGCGCGGCAGGCTAAGTAGCCCTTCGCCGTAGCGCTGGCGGTTGTCTTTTTCGAACAACCCCATGTGCTTCATCAGCTTTTCCAGCGCCGCGTTCTTGTCCCAGAAGCGAACCTCCGTGGAATAGCCGTCCAGTTTTCGCGCGCCGTCGCTGACGCTGTACTCGGGCTTTTGCCTGATGAACGAAACCGCGCGGCGGGTTGCCAGCGGCCATTCGGCCAGCGGCTTGAACTTGCCTTTGTCGTCGAACAGTTCGGTCGGGTCGCACAAGGCGATGCGCGCGGCTTCCTGCAGCACCTCGGCGGTCGAGACTTCGGAGCGCTCGACCGCACCTGTTCGCAGCGCGGCTATCCTTGACGCTATCCCGACCTTATTCAGCAGCCGCGACGCCAACTGGTTGACCGACTCGGGCTTCATGCGCGCCGTGTCGTAGGCGCTGCGGTACGCCTCGCTGGCGTTGGCGCACTGGTTATAAGCGATGCAGAACTTTTCCTGCTTTGCGGTCAGGCCGTTGGCGTGCACCTTGCCTCTTGCCACTACAGCGGCTCCGCGCAGGCTTTAAGCGCCGCCAGCAATTCGCCCTCGTAGGCCAGCGA